TCATTAGGGATAATATCATCAACAACTCTTGTGATAGGTTTTAATGCTTTTTTAATTGACCCCATAATGTTCCTTTGTATATCTTGTTACGACTCTTGTGATATCTCCATTATCATTTACACGGAGCCATTTTACAGGTTTATTAAAACCCAATAAATTAGTAAAGTGCTTTTTATTTAATTTCATTACATTTTTTACGTTGCTACAACATATTAAATCTATAGCCCAAGGAATGTCTCCACTATTGTAATCTTCAGGGTTTAGTTCTGCGGTTGTCATAAATCTTTTCTCTGCATCCTTGTTTAAAAATGCCCAATTCGTAAAAGCAAAGGGTAAACCATCTTTATAGTGAATCTTATATTGATTCAGATCTACGGACGGGGCGATGTGTTCTAGCACGTCCTCGAACGTGTGATCTTTATAGCGAGGAAACGACTTATAAAGTCCGAAAGCTACGGTAATATCGTACAATTTACCAGTATCTATCATAAATACATTACTTTTTTTTGGCTCAAAAATCAACTGCTCATCCTATGATTGAGATGAAACATCTGGCAATTTAGCGACTTTTATATTGACACTTCTAGATATGTCTTCTTGCTTTGTATCAGTGCTTGGATCGTTGACATCATCCTCAGCCTCTTTGTCAGACTTATATTCGACGTTTGTTTTAAGATTTTTGACTGTTACTTCGGTCTCAATCTCAACATCCTTTATGACTGTGCCGTTTACTATCGCGTCAGTTTTGCCTTTTTCTACAAAAGATACCATTTTACCTCCTTAGTCTCTGCTTATTTCTAGTATCGAAACAACCACGTGTAATCTGTCAGCGGTCGCAGCTTGTGCCTTCAGCGCTTCACTTTCGAGAAGAACCAAAGGTTGTGTTAATAATTCATTTGTTGCTTTTGCAGATATAGCTTTTTCTTTGAATAAACTAAACACAGCATCCGATGCGTCTGTCACTGTCAAAGTTATTGTATCTGCATTGTTACTGTCCTCAGAAACTAGAATAGATTTTATTATTGCTCTAGAGTTACTAGGGGCAGTATAAACTGTGGTGTTGTTCGTAGTTGTTAAATCTACTTTTGCATTTTTGTATATATTAGCCACTGATAAACCAAGAGAATCTCTCTTGCTCCTGTTTTACTTCATCTAAAAAAGTAGAATTCAATTGTTCAATAAGTGTGGTTATAGATCTGTTTATCTGTTTTTGGTTAGATGTATCGTAATTATCTTTTGGTTCTGGTATCTTTACATTTATTTTTGCCATTATCTGCCTCCGTCTGCTTGCACGTCTAAGCTAAAAGTTCCAAACCTCCAACTTTGATCAATGTCATCGTTTTCTATTTTAATGTTAACATATCTACCACGAGCTCTTGTATCTTTTTTAGTTGTACTAGATGTGATAGAGAAAGGACTCAATCCTGTAGAAGAATCTTCTTGAGCTGGAAAACGTTTCACGGCCAACGTTACTTTAGCGGTTCCTATCAAAGACTTAAAGTCAGGCACAAATCTGCGAACAGACAAAAACTTTTCACCCTCCGTGCCCTGTCCCTCTAAGTCGAAGTCATAAGACTTTACAAAAGAGGATATGGCAGTGCTCGATCCGTCTGTATTGATTTGATTATTACCCACTTCGTGTTCAAAATAAGTCGTTGCCCCAAGACCAGTAACACCTTGTATTGTTGGAAAGGTTCCTGTCTCAGTGGACCCATAAGATGTTGCATACGGCTTTGGATATATTTTAGCGTCCATCCAAGATGTTCTACCCTCTGTGCTAGTATACCAAATACCACCAGGGACTTGTGATCCTGGTGACTCTAAATAGTTGTATGCAACTAATCTGTTATTGAAACTTTGACCAGATGTAGGATACCACCAAATAATCTCCGTAAACAAATTGTTAACACCTGCTGTAATCTGTTGTCCTTTTGTTAGATCGATATCGTCATAGACAAAGTCCTCAACAGAACAAGGTAGTGACTTGACTGTACCATCGAATAGAAAGAATCCATTGTTACTCATCCAATAGGCAACACCGTCTATCTCGACAGCTGCGTTCTTACCTATCAAACCACAGTTTGTGCCAACCTGCTCAAAGCCAAATGTAAAAGGTGCACCAATAAACTTCATGGTGTACAAAGCTGTATCGGTCCATATTAAAATTGTCTCTTTTGCTTTAATAGCTCCTATTATTTTAGTTCCGTCTTGTAATCTTTGTGTGCCTGCTGCATTAACTGCTGAAGGTGCAAAAGTATTAATGTCCTCTTGATCACCAAATCTAATAAACATATCATCTTGTGTGGTTGTAGTTCCAATTGTTGTTTCTGTTCCAAAGTGTATTAAGTGTCTTGTGGTGGGTGATATCAATGTGGCTCTAGAAGCTGTTGGATTATTAGAAGTAGAAAAGCTAGATGTGCTAGTGGACGCTCTGTTAGATGTTGCGTTTGTAGCTCCGGCGTTCCATGTAAAAGTTTTACCGTTTGCAACTGTTGCAACTAATACTTGACCAAAGTTATCTAGTGACCATAGACCTGGCTCTAGTTCTACTTGATCTGCTTTGACAGCTACGCCCCACCCACCAAAGTCTGATGCGTCGGTGGCTGTCGCTCCATTGTCATGAGCAGCCGCAGTGGTTCCAGAAACTCCTCTTGTACACCCTGTTAAATCATTAGATGATTTACCTGTGTATGAAATAAGTTCTGAGTCTACTAAAATCGTGCCTGAGGTAGGGAAAGCTGCAGCGCTTGTCAATGTAATTGTTGTTTCTGAGTCGTCTAGTGCTTCGTTTACAGTTGTTGCTGTTGCAGAATCTACAGTGCCTCCCCAGTTACCAACACCCCAACCGTAACCATAAGTTTGTTCTCTTGGACCCACAGGTTCATAAAACTTACAAGTCATGGAGCCTCCTGTTGATACTGAGGCCGAAGCAGCTGCAGTTGATGTGATTGTAAAAGTTGTTGTACTAGGAGCTGTTATTATTTGAAACTTAACATCTTCAAAGTTAGATGCACTAAGACCTGTGCCACTAGGTAGAGTGACACTATCTAGTTGCACTATGTCACCAGCTTTTGCTCCATGTGCACTTGTAGTTGTTATAGTGACACTAGCTGATGTGTTTGTGGTTGCCATCGTGGACGATGTCAAAGAGCTTTTTATTGGTGTAATGTCAAACAGTTGACCTTCGAAGTATAATAATAAGAACTTATCCGTTCCGAGGGCCACGTACCTATTGCCATCTAAATCTGTAAATGGATGTTGTGCTCTGACAACACCGACTATCTTGTCTGGTAAAAGAGAAGACCAACCTCCTACTTTTTCGGGTAGTCCGTATCTAAATCTCACATTGTTGGAATCAATAAAACGACGTTCAGCACCTTTAGTGGTGTCTTGTTTATCTATGCCTGGTAGAAAGTCTAGAGTGATAAGAGGCATCTATCCTCCTTAAACTTTATCTTTGTAAGCCCAACCACGAGTCGCGTTCAAGAATACTAAGGTAAAAGCTTCTCCGTTTGTTGATACAACTAAATTAGACGCAGAGCCTAATATGTTTGAACCGTTTCTTGCAATCGTTAGATTATTAGAACCAAAGGACCCTTTTGCATCTATAAAGGTAACTTCGTTACCCACACTAGGAGAAGCAGGAAGTGTTACCTGTCTTGCTGCTGCACTTGTGTCTATAATTAATTGATCGTTGTTAACTGCTGTATAGTTTCTAGCTATCGAGTGATAGCCTTTCTCTACTGCCAATTGAACTATGTTTGTCCCGTCAGAGTAGACAACCATCTTTGAACCTACAGGCATTGTTACACCTGTGCCAGATGCTGTTTTAAAAGTTAAGGTATAATCACTTGTGCTTCTTGATGTGCCGTCCTCTATCAAGTACATTTTTTCTATAGAGTCGGGGACAGTAACACTTCTGTTACCAGCTAGAGTGCCGGTAAACTTGATGATCATGTTTCGTCCATTAGACGAGGCGCCATTAGCGATTGTTAAGGTTTGGTCTGAGGATGCTACATCTAAAGATAGATAACCACCTACAGCTTCCTCTACTAATTCTAGATTAGTGTTGGTTGTAGATCCCCATAGACCTGCTTTTTCACCCGTAGCAATTAATTCAAATTTTTGCGATGTAGAAAATGTTGATGCCATATTGCCTCCAAATTTATATTATGTTTCTATATTTGTCCATGTTTGACTTGCGTTTACGTCTATATCATTCCAAGTCACGACACCTGGTCCGTTGACAGAGGATGTCAATAGATTAGTGCCTAAAACTTCTACTGCTTTAGCCACTATAGTTACAGATCCTACTCCTACAGTTCCTGCTAAATTAGTGGTGACAGTCACGTCCGCAGCCGCCTTTGGTGTCATAGAACCAAGGCTTGATGTAAGTGCGTTGCCACTGAGAGTGACGTTGGCTGTTCCAACGAATGTTAGATCACCAATAGATATGTTATTTACATTAGTTGATACACTAACGTCAGCGTCAGCTCTAGCAGCGGTAATATCTCCTAAGCTTATTGTAGCTTGAATACCCTCTAGATTTACCGGTTGATGAGTAGATTCACCGAAAGCAAATTCAGCAAAAGAGGATATGCCGAACATTGTTTTTTAGCAGTGCAGGCTACAAGGTACGATATAACTTCCGTCTGAGTATGTTTCTATCTTTGTTGTAGATAAAACTTTAGCGACAGTTGACGCTCTCATAATATCATCAGCTTGTACTTTACCTGTGCCGTCTCCTTTTGATTGTATTAAGTCACCTTTAGCAACTGTTTCATCTTTATGTATTCTAATTACAAACGTACCTGTTTGAGCAACCATCATATCATTATAATTGGTGTCATCATTATCCCAAGTTACAAACAAGCCATATACTGCTTTTGATTCAGATGTATCAGACACTTTAGCTTTTGAGTGTTTGACATCACCTTCTTTTTCAATTTTACCTGTGTATTCTACACCATTAGATGTAAATGTAATGTCGTCACCTACACTTTTACTGCCTAAATTTATATACTCTTTAACCTGATAAGCAGGTATCACATTACCTTCTGCGTCTGTAGACTCTGCAACATCTGCTACTGCTTGATACCAATCACACATCTCATCAAGAGATTCCATAATTGTACCACGAAGAATAGTTGGTTTAGAATTATCTGCTAATCTTGACCAGTG